GCCGATCTGACGGCAATTGCAGCGCTCACGACCACGAGTTTCGGCCGAGGCCTGCTCACCGAGGCCAACGCCGGCACGCTGCGCACGACAGCCGGCGGGACAACGGCAGGGCAGTCGTTCTTCACCCTGGCCAATCCTTCGGCGGTCACGTTCCCGCGGATCAATGCCGACAACACGGTTTCGGTGCTGTCGGCATCCGACATGCGCACGGCTCTCGGGGCGGGCACGTCGTCGTTCGACGGTGCATATAGCAGTCTGTCGGGTATTCCATCCACGTTCGCTCCATCGGCCCACACGCACGCCTGGGGTGACATCACATCTGGAGTGCCGACATTGGTCAATTCGCTCACGGGTACGTCCAACCAGGTGATAGCCAGCGCGTCCACGGGTGCGGTGACACTGAGCTTGCCGCAGAGTATTCACACGGGTGCCACGCCGCAGTTTGCGCGGCTAGGACTGGGGCAAGCGGCCGATGGATCGCTGTCGCTCATCACTACTGCCGGTGCATCGTTCGCGGGCAACGTCGGTATCGGCACGAATGGGCCGATAGCGCGGCTGCATGTGGTCAATACCTCCGGGACGGAATACTCCGGATATTTTCGCAATGAAGCCCAAGGTGGCGTCACTACAGTTCGCGGCCTGTATGTTGGTATAAACGACAACGACGCAGCTGATACCGTAGCGGAGTTCGCCAACTTCAACGGCACGGTGCTGCGCATAATGGGCAATGGCAATGTCGGCATCGGGACGGCAACACCAGGCAGTAAACTCGCCGTGGTTGGGCTGCCGACCTCTGCGTCCGGTCTTTCCACCGGGGATATCTGGGTAGATACCGGGGCCGGGAACGTTCTCAAGATTGTGTAATCAAAATCCAATGACACCAGAAGACGCCATCAAGCTACTCGCTCAAGCGACCCAACCGCAGATGGTTGGACAGATCACGCGCGAGGGCTACGTGCAGATTCAGCACGCGCTGGATGTGCTCGCAAAGATGTGTGAGGAGACGAAGATGCTGCGCGAGCGAGTGCAGGAGATGGATGTTGCGCGAAAATCGGCTGCGACTATCGGTGAGTCATGAGTCTTCGAGAGCGCCGTATCATCCTGTTCTTGGCCGCACTTGCGGCAGTGATGCCAGCGCGAGCGGCACAGTTCACCCTCAAGTGGACGGACCGCTCTGACAATGAGACAGGTTTCCGCGTCGAACGCGCGGCCGGGCTCGCAGCCACCGAGGGGTTCGTCGAGATCGCGACTGTTGGTGCCAACGTGGTGAGCTACGTTGACGCTGGTCTGCCGAACGCCACGGCCTACTCGTATCGCCTGCGCGCCTACAATGCGGCGGGGAATTCGGGCTACTCGAACACGGCCAGCGGGACCACGCCTCCAGCGCCTCCTGCCGTTCCGGCGGCGCCGGGCGATCCCGTGCTCGAGGCCGCCGGCATCCTGAGCAATATCTCCACGCGCGGGGTTGTCATGGTGGGCGCCGATCCGCTCATCGGCGGCTTCGTGATCGCGGGCGGGCCTGCGCGCGTGCTCATCCGTGGAGTGGGTCCCGAGCTGGCGCGTTTCGCCGTGGCTGATGTGATGGTCGACCCGCAGATCACGCTGTTTTCCGGCGGGACAGTGATCGCGGCCAATGACAATTGGAGCGGTGAGGCCGTATCTGATGCAGCTGCCGCCGTTGGAGCATTCGCGCTGCCGGTGGGCAGTAAGGATGCCGCGTTGCTGATCACGCTCGCGCCTGGAGCCTACACAGTGCATCTCTCTGGTGTCGCCGGCTCATCCGGGGCGGCGCTCGTGGAAATCTACCTCGTCCCATGATCATCATCAGCAACGCCATCGCTCGCATGAAAAAGCATCCCGCCGTCATCGCCGTCACTCTCGCTCTCGTCATCACGCTGGGAGCGTTTGCTCCTGGTTGCACAACCACGGGAGATGCTCGCACCAAGCTCGTGGCCCAGATCGCGGTGCAGTACGCCGTGGGCAAGGTGATCGAAAACAACCCGAGCTACGCGCCGAGGATTGCGCAGATTGCTTCCGAGGTCGGAGCGGTGGCTGGTGGTGAGGCGTCGACCGTGTCGGCCGTGATTGCGCTGGCCCGCGCGAAGATCGATTTCGGCAAGCTCTCCCCCGCTGATGTGACGCTGATCAACACGCTCCTGTCCGTCGTCGAGGCTGAGCTGGAGGCTCGTGTGAGTGCCGGAGTGCTCTCGCCGGAGAAGGCAGCGAGCGTCAGAGAGGTGGCAGGCTGGATCGAGCAGGCTGCATTGTCATTCGTGCCGTCTTCTCCTGCCCGCTGACGTGAACCGTGAACGTGTTAATCCTACTTCCCCTCGGCGCAATTGCTGGAGCCGTGCTCGCGCAATCGGCTTTCGATCCAACAGCATTCCTTCCGTCGCTGGCAGCACAGAGCCCTGTGCTTGCGCTGCTCGTCTGGATCGTGGTGAGCCAGCAAAAGCGTAACGATGTGCTCGCAGAGTCGGTTACCAAGCAAGGGCTCTCCATCGATCGGCTGGCGCGCTCGGTGTTGGTACTATCGCTTCGTCTGGGCGGTGATTCAGGGGCGCAGGAAGAGGCTAAAGGTATCCTCCGTGATATTGGAGAAAATACGCCCCGCTGACGTCCTTTGCATTGAGGACAACGCAGCCTTTGTTCACGCGTTGCGCGTGCTCGTGAAGCGCCGCATCTACGCGGTGGCTACGTTGCGTGATGGTCTGCAAGCTCTGGCCGGGCACAAGTGGAGTCGCGTGATCCTGGACCTGGATTTGCCCGATAGCGCTTTGGAACAGACAATCACGCTCCTGCCAGCCATTCGCCTAGCTGCCCATGATTCGGTGCTCATCGTGCTCACGGGTCATTCGGTGGATGGGCCTAAGCTCAAGGAGCTTGGAGCGAGTGTCGTGATCGAAAAGACAGAGCCGGATGTGGCTAACAAGTTGCTCGCGTGGCTGTGAGTCGCATTGCTCTGCTTGCTGCCGGGCCGTCGTTGCCCGAGGTCTATTGCGACGAGTTCATGGATGACTACGAGCTGATCGTGGCCGTGAACACGGCTGGCTGGAAGTTCACCCATCACTGGCTCTTTGCGTTCGACCGCCAAATCTTCACGCCTGTGTTTGAGCGCAAGCCTGGTGTCTGTCTGCCGTTGGTCGGTGTGCAGACCAACAAGCCGCACCGGGAGGAAGCCGTGAGGCTCGGGTGGCGTGCGGAGATCCCGGGGCCGTATTACGGGCTCGGGCTGACAGCGGAGCAGCGCGCACGAGCAGGCACAGAGCGCTGCATCTTTACGTTTCCGAATGCGCTGCGCTTCTGCCTGTCGCGCTTCCCACGGGCAAGCCTGGACATCTACGGTATGGACTACGCGATTGGGAAGCCGTGCGTAGGAGGCGCATCTGGGGACCGTGGGGAGAAGCGATTCCGGCGTGAGGCGCTGTGGGTGCGTGAGTTCTGGGAAGAAGAGAGGATTACGGTGTATGGGCGGGCGAAGCGGGAGCTTCTCGACTTTCTGGCGGGCCGGTGTGATACGTGGAGCCCATGACTGAGCTTGAGCAGGCGCAGGCGCTCATTGACCAGCGCATTGAGGCAACGTGGGAATGGTGCAAGCGCGCCGATCCTGGCATCAGCAAGGCAAAGGCTGCGCAGTGGTTCCGGCTCAACACGCTGTATTGGATCGAGGATGAGCACGGGCGGAAGGTGAAGTTCCGGGCGACGCCCATTCAAACGGCGTGGTTCTTTGGGCTGCACACCAAGAACGTGGGGCCCAAGGCGCGACAGGTGCGGCTCTCGACGATCTGCGGCCTGATGGCCCTGGACACGGCGCTTCTGGGGACAAACCAGACGTGCGGCATCGTGGACAAGACCGACGAGGACGCGAAGCGTAAGCTGGCGCGCATCCGGTTTGCGTATCAGCATCTCGACGACCCGGATGATCCCGTTGCCGCTGTGCTTGGGAAGATTCTCAAGATTACGTGCCCGCTCACAGCGGACAATGCCCACGAGATGGTGTTCGCCAACGAATCCAAGATTTGGGCGAGCACGTCATTGCGCGGTGGAACGATCACGTTTCTGTGGATCACAGAGTTTGGTCCCATCAGTGCAGACTTTCCAGACAAGGCTGCTGAGATTCACGCCGGCGCGCTCAACGCTGTTCATGCAGGGACTACGGCCATCATTGAGAGCACGCACAAGGGAGGGCGCTTCGGTAAGTTCTACGACATGATCAGGCTGGCGCAGAAGAGTCCTAGGAAGCCGAACCCGATGCAGTGGAAGCTGCATTTCTTTGGGTGGCAGGATGAGCCCAGCTACAAGCTCCCGCTGTACATGCCGCTGATTCTGACGGCCAAGCAGGTGGACTATTTCGAGGCGCTGGAAAAGGCGTGGGGCCGCAAGCTCACCAACGAGCAAAAGCATTGGTATGTGATGAAGTCGGCTGAGCAGGGCGACGCCATGGCCATGGAATTCCCGGGCACGCTGGAGGAGGCTTTACGCGGGCGTGTGGAAGGCTCCATCTACGGCGACCTCATCACGCAGCTACGTGCCAAGGGGCGGGTCTGTGACCTCGTGGTAGACCGGGAAGCCCCGCTCCTGACGTTCTGGGACATCGGCATGTCGGACCTGACGTGCGTGTGGTTGGTGCAGTGGGTGGGTTTTGACATCCACGCCATCGACTACCACACTGGCAGCGGCATGACGCCCGCGCAGCACGTGGCCGCGCTGATGGAATGGGAGCGCGCCTACAAGCGTCCCATTTTCCGGCACTTTTTGCCGCATGACGCGAACAACAGAGGCCAGAGCGGCGACACGTATTTGGACCTCCTCGGCCGCGCCGGGCTCATGAATGCCGTGGTGGTTCCGCGCACGCCTGACGTGTGGGTGGGGATCAATGCGCTGCGTGCGCTCCTGCCGCGGTTCTTCTTCTCGAGCGCGTGTGAGCGCGAATGGGAGATTGATGGTGTAATGCAGCCTTCTGGGCTGGCGTCGCTGGAGGGCTACAGGCGCAAGGTGGAGGCTGTGGGCGGCAAGATCAGTGAGGTGCCGGTGCATGATCAGTGCAGCCACGGCAGCTCGGCCCTCAGGACCCTGGCTGAAGCTCATTCGCGCCGGATGCTCGTGAACATTCCCGCCATTGCCGGCGAGCAACGCCGTGAGCGGCGGGCCGGGCAGGCCATTGGCGGACTGTCTGATCCGGACGTGCGCATGTCCGACCAGGCTGGGAAGAGAAAAGCCGTCGGCTACGTGGCGTGAACGCTCTGGAAGAGGCTCGTGAGTTGACGGAGACGCTGGGCAAGCCGCTGGATGAATTGATTGATGAAGCGCTTCCCGATGGTGTCGTTTACATCACGGCAACATGCGTGCTGATAGCTGAGCGGCAGCCGGACGCATGGTTCATCACGCTTGCAGTAGGCAAAAAATGCCTGCATAGGCTGTTCGCGTTGGCCCCGTTCGACCTGCCCATGGTTGGTTGGAGGCAAGGAAGGCGCGGGCGAATGGTCGCTTCCTATTACCCAACATCTCGCCTCAAACGCTTCCTTTCCTATGAGTGAAACATTCAACTACAAGGATCCGAAGACCCCGCTTCGTAACTTGAATCCTGTTGCTGGGGGCAAAGCGCTGAGCAAAGACATCAAGAAAATGAAGGCGAAGACGCCGGCGATTCCTCCGGCTGTGCCTCCTGTGAGCATGCGAGGGCAGGATATCATCGACACGTCACGGGATGCGATGATTCGCGAGCGTAAGCGCAAGGGCATCGGCTCAACCATCCTCGCCTCGTCCTATCGTCCTGGGGGTAGTGCTCCGGCGACCTTTGGGGCACGCACCATTCTCGGATCCTCCTGACCATGGCCACCACCGCATACACCCCGGCCGATCCCAAGGCCATCATTCGTCGCTACGAGACGCTTCTTGGGCAGCGTCAGGAGATCGACGGCGACGTGCAGGACATTCTTGCCTACTGCCAGCCGCAGAAGTCGGGCGTGAACAAATCGACGTCCCCCGGCGTTTCTGGGTGGACGGATGGGCTTTACGACATGACGGCCAACCACGCGAACATGGTGCTGGCAGCCGGGCTCATGTCCACGGCCACGCCGACCCATTCGCGCTGGGCTGCGTTGTCGTCACCACGGCGCCGGATGAATGGCCGGGACATCAGCAAGCGGGCGCGACTGTGGTATCAGGAGGCGACCGAAGAGGTCATGGACGAGATTGGGCGGTCCAACTTCTACACGGAACTCCACGAGTGCCACCTGGACCGCTCCAGTGCCGGGACGTCCTGCCTGTTCTTCGAACCCGGTCGCCGGGCCTTCATCAATTTCACATCGTTCTCGTGGGGCAACTACGTGATTTGCGAGGACTCCGAAGGCTTCGTGGACACGGTGATCCGTGAGTTCCGCTTCACGGCTCGGCAGGCTGTCGAGAAGTGGGGCGTCGAGAAGATGCCGGCGAAGATCAAAGAGGCGTATGGGCCGACAGGCGAAGGTCGGGGATGCGACCAGGCGTTCACGTTCCTGCATGCCGTTCATCCTCGCATGCGGCGCGACGTGACCAAGCAGGACGGACAGAACAAGCCGTTCGCCTCCTGCTATGTCTGCAAGGACGATCCGCACACGGTGGACGAGGGCGGCTTTGATGAGTTCCCCTACGCGGTGAGCCGGTACCTCAAATGGCCGGGTACGCTCTGGGGATTCGGTCCAGGCTTCTCCGTGCTACCGACTGTCAGGCAGGTGAACTTCATCGAGCGCCAGCTGGACGCCCTGGCCGAGAAGGCAGCTTTCCCGCCTGTGCTTGTGCCTTCGAACATCGAGGGCGACGTGGACGCAAGGGCGCGCGGTGTCACGGTGTTCAACGAGAATTTCCCGAATGCGATCCCGAGGGAGTGGATGACGCAGGGGCGTTACGACATCGGCAAGGACCGCGTAGAGGAGAAGCGCGACTTCATCCGCAAGGCGTTCCACAACGACCTGTTCCAGATGTTCGGCGGCATTGACCGGGACATGACCGCCTTCGAGGCCATGCAGCGGGCCAACGAAAAGCTCGACCTCATCTCGCCGGCTTTTACGCGCCTCACCGCGGAAAAGCTCTCGCCCGTCATCCTGTTCGTTTTCCGCCAGAAGCTGCGTTCCGGCGCGCTCTCCATGCCCCCGGAGGAATTGCTCGAGCAGTCGCCATCCGGCGAGGTTGGCCTGCGGGAGCCGAACGTCGTCTACACCAGCAAGCTGGCCCTGGCCATCAAAGCCGGGGAGACGCGTGCGCTTCTTGAGGCGCAGCAGGTGCTGGCTCCCATGGTTCAGGTGTCGCCGGAGATCATGGACAACCTCGACGTGGACAAGGCAGCGCGAGGCACGCTGGAAGCGTTGGGTGTTCCGAGCGAATACCAGCGCGACGAGGAAGAAGTGGCAGAAATGCGGGCAGCGCGGGCTGAGGCAGCGCAGGCTCAGCAGGACATTGCCAACGCGCAGGGAGCGGCGAAGGCAGCCAAGGACATGTCTGCCGTGCCCGAACCCATGCAGCGCCGCATGGGAGCCGCGCTTGAGCAAGCTGGCGTCAACTGATTCCCATGGCTCACATCGTTCGTTTTCGTCCCGTTGAGGACAAGGTACGCCGCATCGCCGGTTGCATTGCCTCCTGCTACTACGAGGGAGGCATTCATCGGCCCGACATCGGCAAACCCGTGGTAGAGATGCACAACCGCCAGCTTGGCCGCGTTGATCTCGTGAACGTGCGCAAGGGCACTGTCACCCCGTTGCGTCGTGAAGGGCGTGTCATTGGCCGGGCCTTAGCATGAGCGACCAACCAGCGCAGACCACGCCCGAGGAGCAGGCCCACGCGCGTAAGCTGGCGCTCGCCAAGGCGTATTTGGACGTGTTTGGCGATCCAGCGGGCACGCTCAACGAAAGCCAGCGTCTGGTGTGGGAAGAGCAACGCCGACAATGCTTTGCGGAGGCCTCAACGCTCGCCCTTGACCGCAATGGAGCCGTGGACACCCATGCCACGCTGGCCCACGAGGGACGCCGGCAGGACTTCATTCGCATCACCGGGCTGATTCGCTGGGTGCTGACGCCAGAGGAACAGCGCCAAAAGCCGAACGTCATTCGCTGACAACGATTTCCGTTATGAACGAACCAAGCCAAGACCAACCGTCAGAGACACCGGAGCCCAAGCAGGGCGTCCGTTACCGCACCACGCCAGAAGGTCAGACATTCCGCAGTGCTCAAGGAGGGCCGGACGAACACATTTGCGACATCTCGCCTGATGGAGACGTGACATTCGTGAATCAGGACCTCTTCCGCTACCGTCCCGCCGTCCTTCGCCATTACGGCGTCATTGGTCGGACCTACAAAAACGTCACCACGCGCACCATCCTTACGGAAGCCGTGGAAGCGCTCAGCAACCAGAATCCGGTGATTGCGCCGGCTGGTGTGCTTCCACCCCCTGAGACAGCTCCTAGTGTCATTCCCCCGGCGCCCAAGCTGGACAAGATGGCCGGGGACAAGACGCCGGCTTACGTCGAGTGGCTGGCACGTTACCACCCGGAGAAGTTCCGGGAGCGCTATGGCGTGATCGAGGAGGGCGAATACGAGGAGAGCAAGGCCGCCGTCAGGGGCGGACGCCTCGTGCGTGAGACAATCAAGAAACGCGGGCTCATCGCCGCCCGTGCCACCCACATGACGGCCAAGATCAGGGGAGGTAACCAGTGAATCGCATGCGCTCAATTCTGAGGGCCCCGGAGGACGGGGTGGGTGGTGGTGGCGGGTCAGGCTCCGAAACGCTCCTGAGCGCCGCAGGAGGTGCTGGAAACGGCTCCCAGGCTGGCGGTCAGGGAGGCGGTGGAGACGGCGGCCAAATGGGAGGCTCGCAGGAGGCTTTCTGGCAGGGATGGATTTCGGCAGACGGCAAGCTGAACAAGAGCCGTTACGCCCATCTCCCGGACGAGTTCAAGCCGTTCAAGGAGTCGCTGGAGAAGTTCGACGACCTTCCCGGGCTCCTGCGCACAGCGATGCATGATCGCTCCCTCGTGGGAAAGAAGGGCCTCCAGGCGCTTCCGCCACACGCCACGGACAAGGACAGGGCTGAATTCCGCGATCGTCTTGCCGACGTGCTCGGGGTGCCAAAGAAGGCGGACGAATACGGCCTGAAGAAGCCAGACAACCTCCCTGAGGAAGCATGGGACGCTGATTACGTGAAAGGTGTGCAAGAGATTGCTCACAAGCATGCTATCAGCCCGCAAGCTCTGGCAGAACTGTCGGAGTTCACCAACAGCCGCGCCGTGGAACTGATGGGACAGGGTGAAGCGGCCAGGGCCAAGGCTCTTGAGGAATCAACCACGGCGCTCCGGCAGGAGTGGCAGGGCGAGTTCGACCGCAACATTGCGGCAGCTCAGCGCGCGGCCAAGACCTTCGGCGTGGACGTCAACGACCCGACGCTCGGGAATCACCCTGGGTTCATCAAAGCCATGGCCCGGATTGCGTCCGTCATTGGGGACCACCACCTGATCACGCCCGAGGGCAACCAGAACGGAGGCGGTCAGGGACCCATGGATCGTGTAAAGTCGATCGAGAGCAACCCGCAGGACCCGCTTTACGCAGCCGCCCGTGACCCGAACAACCCCGGCTACATGGAGGCACACAAGCTCATCGGCCAGCTCATCCAACAGGACATAGAGGCTAAGCGCCGCCGCGGCGCAGCCTGATTTTCGTCAGCGCGTTTCATGGTGGAGCCCGCCCTCTTCATAGGGGGCGGGCTTTTTGCGTTTGACCTTCATTCGCGTAGGCAACATTTGCCTAGTGCATCAGGAGCCGGTGAAGAGACTATCTGCTTAGCAGACCTTCACTCCCGACCCCAAGCACGTCCGAAAGCGCGGACCCCGCTGGGAATATCCGAGGCGCGGAAAACCACACGTCAGGTTTTTCCTTTTCTCACATGGTACTCTCACAGATCCCGGAGCATTACACGATTCAGTATGCCCGGAATTTCCTCATGAAGCTCCAGCAGTCGGAGTCTCGCCTTCGTTCGAAGGTGATGACGAAGAACGGCTCGGGCGAATCCATTCGGTTTTCGCGCCTCGGCACGGAAACCATGACTGAAGTGGTCACTCGTGGCGGCGACAGCGAAGCCACCGACCTGGACATGGAACTGCGGTGGTGTCGCCCGCGTAAGTTCAAGAGCCAGAAGAAAGTCGATCTCTTCGACCCCAACTTCCTGGAGCCGCTTGTGTTGCCCAACTCGGACATCATCAGCGTTCAGGTGAAGGCCGCGAATCGACAGATCGACGACCTCATCATCGAAGCCGCGTCCGGCACGGCCTACGAGGGCGAGACAGGCACCACAGCCGTCCCACTTCCGTCCACCCAGAAGGTCGGCGTCCAGTTCCCGGCGACACACAACACGGGCCTGACCTTCGTGAAGGTCAACGAGACCGCGCGCATCATGGACGAGAACGAGGTGGCCGAAGAGGGCCGCGTGTTCGTCATGTCAGCGCAGGGCAAGGCCGATCTCGTGGCCGACGTGATCACCAACCACTCGACCAACGTTGTGGACCTGCGCCAGATTGAAAGCTGGCAGGGCGGTGAGGGCGCGTTCCGCGGTTTCGACTTCGTTCGCTCCGAGCGCCTGGCCCTTGGGACCATCGGAACGGACATCCGTAGTTCGATCGCCTTCCAGCGCGAGATGATCGGCCTGGGCGTCTGGATGGATCTCCAGACCTTCATCGATCGCCTCCCGACCAAGAACCACAGCGTTCAGATGAGCGTTTACATGTCCCACGGGGCGACGCGCATTGAAGAGCTTGGCGTGGTCGAAATCGCGACGGATGAGTCACCATAACGCTGTAGTCATCAACAACTTCCACAAAGGAGAAAAATCACATGGCTACAAAATACGTTGATTCACTTGGCACCACGGGCATTCCGGCCGTGGGTGACCAGTTGCTCGGGTCCAAGACTTCGAGCGGCAACATCCGTTTCGTCACGGAGAAGTACACGATGGACGGCACGGAGTCGAACGCCGACTTCATCAACATCTGCAAGCTCCACAAGGGCGAGATGGTGCTGACCCATCTGTCGGACGTCGTTGTCACCGCGGACATCGCGGGTGCCTCCACCACGCTTGACATCGGAGACGATGACGGCAGCGGTTCGGACACCCGTTACGCCACGCAACTGGACGTTGCCGCCGTGGGGCGCGATGCTCTGGATGAGTATCCGGTGTATGAGATCACGGAGGAGGGATCGTGGCTGCGCGCGTCTTTCGCTGTGATCAACACGCCGGCCGAGGGTGGCGTCATCTGGTTCCGCATCGCCATCCGTCGCGTCTGATTCTTGGTTCGTTCATCGTCAGACTCTGGGGGCTGGCTGGGCACACATCCCGGTCAGCCCCTTTTCTCTAAATCCAGATCACCATGACACAACTTGAGTGTATCAATGCTGCGTTCGACGAGCTGGGCGAAAAGCCCATTGATTCCATCGCCTCTACTCAGGATCGAGCGCTCGTCGCTCTCCGGCAATGGCCACGATCGCTGCGCATGTTCCTGCGTGAGCTTCCTTGGAACTGGGCACGCAAGCTCGATGAGCTGGATCCTGCCTCACCTGTCCCGGACTTCGGCTGGTCATATCGCTACGAGCTTCCCACTGATTTCATCACGTTAACGAAGCTCAACGAAACCATCATCGAGCGCCCGTCTGATTGGTGGGAGATTGTAGGCACCGATCTGCACACGGACGTAGACGAAGCGAAGATTGAATACGTCCACTATCCGACAGACACGGCGCTGGACACATTCCTGGCCGGTATGGACCCGAAGGCGCAGGATGCCTTCATAGTCCTGCTTGCTGCCAAGATGGCGCCAGCCATCACGCGCGACAGCCGGGACATGGCAGTGTCGTTGCTTCAGCAATACCAAGTGGCGTTGGCTGATGCCCGCTGCCGTGCGGCCAACCAGCGAAAGAGCTACGACAGAGAGCAGTCCAGCGAGAGCCGTTTCGTGAACGCTCGCTACGGTGACATTCAGGGCTGACGACCATGGGCCAAGCACGCGGAGACAAAGCGCTAGTGACGTTCGCCTCCGGGCTTTGGTCGCCGGAGATGGCCGAGCGCATCGACCTGGAGAAGTCGTCGGCTGCGCTTCGGCAGTGTGAGAACTTCATCATCGAGCCGTACGGAATCCTGCAACGCAGACCTGGATTGCAGTCAGTGGCATACGTAAAGGGAAGCGAACCACCGCTACCGTCTTTTGCTCCTGATCTTATCGGCGCCGTCATGGCTGTGGCCTGGGCATCGGAGGGCAAGGTGTATGTTGGTGGGAGTGCTCTATACATTGGCGGCGTCGGTCCCTTTGTGCTCATAAGGCTCAACGCTGACGGCACCCACGACACGACGTTCAATAACGTGGCTTACTATTACCGTGTGATTGGTATCCGCGTAAGACCTACGGGCGAAGTCATTGTGTGGACTGACGAGAATGTTGCGCTAGCTACCGAGTATATCATGCAGCTTACCAGCGTCGGGGCATCGGATTCCGACAACTGGGAAATAGCCCTTGCTGGTAACGTGCGGGATGCAGCGCTACTGGCGGACGGGAGCCTAATTGTTGTCGGAGACCTGGAAACGTTTTCGCCAGCTCAACAATACGCCGTGAAAATAGACGCTGCTGGTGATGTGGTCACGGCGTTCGACCCAGTACTAGATGCTCCAGTCAATGCAGTCGCGGTGATGGAAAGCGGCGAGGTGGCTCTCGGCCTTACCGCCGGCTCTATCAATGGTGAGGTCGATCCCGAGCCGGTCGGCACCGTGGACGCTAACGGCGTGTTTGTGCGCTGGATGGTGTCTGACACGACACACGGCACGATATCCCGGCGTGGGATTCTGGCTACGAGTGACGGGGGCCTGCTTGTCACAGGCTTCTTCGGTGGCGATTTGCAGATGGGTGCACTCGTCAAATATTCTGCCATCGGCGTGGTGGAGTTTAGCGCCACAGAGGCCTCGGCAATGACAGAGGGCACGCAATGGCCGATGTTTGCTAGAATGGTCGAGCTTCCGTCGGGATATTTGGCTGTTGGATACTTCCTAGAACAAGAGTTCGGTGGCGTGGCGAAATATGGGATGCTTGCGTTGACGCTTGCCGGAGAGGTGGTGTCCTGGCCAGACATCGATGGACCAACATTGAGCGAGGCTGATACGGAGGTTCGCGACGTTGTTGTTGATGGTTCTACGGTGATTATTGGAGGATTCTTCTCAATGGTTGGAGATCAGCCACGTCAGCACCTTGCAAAACTGTCGAACGCGGGAGTTCTCATCTAATGAGCCAGGCACGCGGAGACAAAGCACTGGTGACATTCACGGGAGGCCTGTGGTCGCCAAAGCTCATTGGTCGCGTGGACCTGGAGAAGTCGTCGGCTGCCCTTCGCGCCTGTTCCAACTTCATCGTACGTCCGTCTGGGGCGCTGCGTCGTCGTCCCGGTCTGCAACTCATCGCGCCAGCCAAGGCGTAACCTTTCATGTCCGTTCGACTCCATCGCTTCCAGGCATCAACCACAGCCACCTACACCCTCGAGGTTGGGGACCTGTATTTTCGCTTCTACGTCACCGGAGGGCAGGTGGAAAGCACGCCTGGCACACCATACGAAATTGCCCACCCATACGCTGATGCGGACATTGCTGCGCTACGCTTCCGTCAGATCAACGACGTCATCTACATCACGCACCCGGATTACCCGGTGGGAAAACTTTCGCGCATCAGTAACGCAAGCTGGACGTATGCAGTGGTCGAGTTCGACACGGTGCCAACGCTGGATGAGAACGTTGATGACATCACGATCACGGCCTCAAATGACGTCGGAACGATCACGCTGGAAGCATCCTCTGCCATCTTCGACGCGTTGCACGTTGGCTCCTACTGGCGCATCGGCTACAAGCGCAAAACGGGGAGCCTGAATCTGTATCTGGCTGGAGACGTTGATTCTAACGGCTATCTGATTTACGGCGATTTCAATGTGCGCACGTATGGAATATGGGAAGCAACGATTGTCCTACAAAAGCGCATCGCGGTCACGGGTGGTTCGTTGTTGGAATGGGAAACAGTGAAGGAGTGGAAGGGCGAAAGTGACCGCAACATAGACGTTGTCGCTGAAGCCGATGAACCTGTGGAATACCGGCTTCGTGTTCAGGATTTCGTCAGTGGCACGGATGCTCGTGTGGTGTTGGAGTGGTCGGACGCCATCATTTATGGCACTGTGAAGATTACGGCCGTCGGAAGTGGAACAAGTGCGACGGCCACCGTAACCGAAACGCTTTATAGTGAGGCTGGCCTGGATATTGCCGATCATCCGACGAAGTACTGGGCGGAAGGTGCGTGGTCAGACTACCGTGGTTATCCGCGCGTGTGCTGCGTGCATGAGCAGCGTCTCGTCTTTGGTGGCACCTACTACCAACCGGCCACGATTTGGGGCAGCGTGACAGGCGACTTCGAAAACTTCCTTTACGGTGTTGCGGATGACGCGGCGTGGGCATTCCAGCTTGCGAGCGAAGAACTCAACACCATCCAATGGATCGAAAGCCTCAACGTGCTCGTCATCGGAACCGATACCGGAGAATGGCGAGGACGCGGCAATGATCTTGGCGATTCCATCACGCCGACGCGTCGCGACTTCAAACAACGCACGTTCTTCGGTTCCGAATATCTGCCTGCCATCAAGGTGGGAGACTCGACGGTGCTCTTCGTTGAGCGCAAGGGGCGCAAGATCCGTGAGCTTTTCGTCAATGGTGACATGTTCGAGACCGCCGATCTGACGCTGTTGTCAGAGCACGTCACATTGGGCGGTGTCGTTCAAATGGCATGGCAGGGCGATCGGCGTATTCTGTGGGTGGTGACAGCTCAAGGCGACCTCTACGGACTCACCTACGATCGCGAACAGGATGTTGCAGGCTGGCACGGCCCGCACACCACAGAGGGCACCTACGGAAGCGTCTGCACGGTGTACGGGCAGAGTGGGAGCGATGACGAGGTGTGGGTGATTGTCACGCGCATCGTTGGCAGTTCCAGCGTGGTGTTCGTGGAGCGTTTCGACCCGACGCAATGGACGGCCAAGGCTGACGCCTTCATGGTGGACGCCGGCCTCACCTACGAGGGGTCTCCGGAAACCGACTTTACGGGAGCCGATCATTTGGCCGGACTGGCGTGCGTGGGCACGGCTGACGGCATTCCCTTCGCGGCCACCGTGGATGGCGCCGGGGCATTCAGCCTGCCAACGGGATTCGATCCTGCCTCCGTCGTGCACATCGGCCTGTCATACGTCTCCGAGGCGTCGCCCTACCGCATGGACGTCGATCCGCAAGCGGGCGTGACGGCGGGCAAAATCCGGCGCATCACTTCGCTGCATGCACGCCTGCTCGACACCATCGGCGGCAGCAAGCGCGCCAGTGGAGACACAGCGGCCAAGGCGCTGGAGTACGCGTCAGCTGATGGATCAGCCGATCCGGCGTTGTTCTCCGGGGACGTGGAGATCGATTTCCAGACAGGCCATGAGTACGACCCGACCATCACCATTCGGCAGGCAGAGCCGTTGCCCATGACCCTGACAGGGCTGATTGTGGGAACGACCGTTTCAAGCACATGACGACACTACGCCAAGCCACAGAAGGCGACGGCTGGGGCTTCCCGCTGCCCCTGGCCGACTTCATCGAGGTGGTGACGGTGGAGGTGGCGGGGGCGCCTGCCGTGGGCTTCCTGATCGTCCACGCGGCCCTTCTGGAGATTCACACGCTCGTGAAGCCTGGACAGGGCAAGCACTACGCCGAAGCGCTCGCTTCCCTGCGTGCGCATTTGAAAGCAACGCGCCCGGATGCGGAGCGGCTCTGGACCTACGTGGAAAACGATCGGCTTGAGCGGGTAGCCATGCGCTACGGCTTTCGTCCGGCTTGTAAAACGAAGGACGGAGAGATTTACATGTACATGTCCCTTGGAGGCCCCAACTGATGCCAGCCATCCCCATCATCGCCGTTGCTGCAACCCTTGCCTCTGCTGGCGTCGCTGCCTACTCCCAGGTGCAGCAAGGCAAGATCGCCGAAGCAACGGCTCGCTACAACGCGCAGCTCCAGGAGACGGAGGCAGAACAGGCGGACTTGGAGGCACGTGAGGAATTGCGTCGGCTGCGCGTGATGAACCAGGAACAGCTTGCCGCCCGTCGTGCCGAGATCGGGGCGTCTGGTGTGGTTGGCTTCACGGGCTCACCCCTGGCTGTGCTCGGGGAAGAGGCCGGACGACTCGAGCTTAAGGCCCAGGACATGTCACGGGCGGCTACGCTGCAACGCCAGCGTGGATTCGCCGGGGCAGCCATGACACGCTGGGAAGGGCGCAACTACGCGAAGGCCAGCAACGTGGCTGCCGGAGGAACCATTTTGGGCGGTGTATCGAAGGCTGCCAGTGGCTACGGATCACTCCGCTAATTTCCCATGTCCTCTCCATTGATCCCTCTTCCCAGCGTTGAACGTGCTCCTGTTGGAGCCGTGCCCATGTCCTTTGAGGCAGCAGCCGCTCCAGCGCGTGCGCTCATGAGCGTTGCCCAAGGGCTGGGAGAGGTGGGCGACGTGGCCATGCAGTTCGCGCAAAAGGTGAAGCAGGGTAAGGACGCTGCTGACGTGGTGCGGGCTAAGAACATCAGGCTGGACGCGCAGGCTGAGTTTGAGACGTGGGCAGCCACAGAGCAGGACGAGACGAAGTGGGAGGAGGGCAACGCGCAGCGTGTGGAGAAGGCTCGCGCAGCCATTGCCGGGCTGAAGGCCTCACGCGATGCTCAGGCACGCATCGACGTGGACTTTCTTGATTGGGAGGGACAGCGGACAACGCAGGTGCGCAACCAGGCGCTTCGCCAGACAGCGGCAAATGCGAACCGAGATATGCAGAACGCGATACAGCGCATGGCCGACATGGGCAACATCGTCGCCGTCGATGAGATAATCCGCCAGACCGTGGAGCTTGGGTTGATCCACGACACGGAAGCGGACACAATACGCGCTAAGGCGCACCAGCGCGCGGACAGGGCCAGAGTTGATAAAGCGATGGTCGGTATTGGTTTGTTGCCTCTAGCGGAACAGATAGGAGCATTGGAAAAGTTGCGTGAACAGGTCACCGCGGATGGGACAATGAATGCCCGCGTCTCGTTGGAGACGATCGATCTGACCACGAAGGCGCTCAATCAGGTGCAGACGCATCTTGATCGCAACACGCTCTCCTTGCTTACGGATTTGCAGCAAGGTGATGCTACAATCGCCGATGTATTTTCGGCCTCCGAAAAAGGTCTTGTGCCTGAGGGGTTGATTGGTCCCGAGGCCATGGACCCACGCATAACAAAGGCATCAGCTGAGGGCCAACAACGACAGGTGGCATCAGCAACAGCGCAAAGGGAAACGATTCGTGGACAACAGCACGCTGCCGCAGGGCGCTACGAATCCCTCTCCAAGGACGTCCTTCAGGACTTCACGGCTGGCGACTTCGAGATTCAGGCATCCCTTGATCGTAGAGATATCACGCCGTCTCGAGCTGAGGAACTTCGCACGCGCCTCGAGGTGCTTTCGCTCGCCCAGCAATCGGCGCCCGAAGAGGGTGTTGACAATTCCTACCGAAGCCTGAAGGGGCGCATCGATTCGCTATACACCGCCACTGCCCTCGGCTACTATGAGAAGTCGCAACTCACCGACGAACAATACCGGCAACTCAACGCCGACATTCTTGACCCGAAGACGCGCCTGACCCAGAGCAATAAACTCGATCTGATGAAGCGCCTCTACATGGCGAAGCTGGCGGACATCAAAGAAGGGGAAGAGGACGCCGACACTTTTATGTTCGATCGTCGCATTGTTCCGGCGGAAAAGGACATGCGTGTAGAATTGCTGGAAACCATCAAAGGGAACGGGACGGTGGAAAAACCAGGGTTGCTTCCCGCTCTAGGTTTGCAGCAATCCGGAGCACTTTTGTTTTCTCAGGAAGATGCCATCCGCCGACTGTTTGACGCAGGCGATCCAACACCAGAACAGATCCAGGCTCTGAAAGATCAGCTCACCACACAGTTGAAATCAGCCGCGTCACAAGAACTGATTCGTTCATCCTTCGGGTTCTAGATTCATGCCCGACGATCTCGCCCCATTTTTCGAATCCCGTGAAACTCGCATTCGTCGCCTGCCTGAAGAGGTGGGGCAGCAACTCGCCGCCATCGCGGACCCGGTAGAACAGGACAAGCAGTTTGCTTCGTTGTGGATTGCCCGGCGCATGGGTGTTCCACGCTCGGACGTGCTCGCCAACTTTGACGGCATTTCCCGCACGCTCTATGGCCCAGATGCGACACCCGCCAGCGTCTATGACGCCATTTCGGCCACGTATCAGCGCCCGAAGGCGCCAGAGGCTGGCAATGGTGCCACTCCTGGCCATTCCGTGGCCCAAGCGACCGCCGTTGACGTGTCCGGCTTGCCGGTGATGCCCCCTGAGGGCTTTCAGGTGGCACGAACACTCGGGGCTGGATTCCAAGAGACGGCTCTCCAGCTGCCAACAGGCTTTTACAGCCAGCTGGCAGCCGTCACGGCTGTGAAGTTCGTCGCCGCCCCAGAGCGAAACCCGGAGTGGGTGAAGCTCCAATGGGAGAAGCAGGCGTTGGAACAGCCGGATGCTATCGATGCAGCGATCACGGAAGGTTTTTCCGACGAGGAAAAAAGGCTTTTCAAGCAAGTGCGCCGCGAGATGCGCGGGGAGCTGGACGCCCGTCTCAAAGAGATCAACACCCGGCTGGCAGAGATTGGCAATGCCTCTTCGGTCGCTGCCGTCGAAGCTACAGCACGCTGGAAAAACGAGACCGACTTTGGCGCAGTCTCGCAGGAGTACCGTCGGCTGGCTGATTTCTGGGACGGGCTATCGAAGGAGACCGACCAGCGATGGCAGCTCGATCCAGCCTTTCAGGCCACCACTCTTGGCGGGATCACACGTAGTCTCGGCGCCGCTCCCGTGTACGCCGTCCTCGCCGGTCTCGGTCCTGGTGGAACCATTGGGCTGGAATCGGTCATGTTTGCCCAGCAGGAGGAGGAGGCCAAAGCCCAGGCTGCCAAGGAAGGTCGCGAATATGACGCTCAAGATGCGTTTGCAACCAACCTCGCCGCCACCATCCCTCAGTTGATTCTCGAACGGTCCCTTGGTGTGGAACGTCTGCTCAACGACGTGCTCGCCGTCACCGCCAAGCAAGGCGGAAAGGTGGTGTTCGGAGATCTCGTGCGAAACTTCTTCCGTCGTGCCGCCATATCCGGAGCCGAAGAAGGAATCACCGAGCCCGTACAAAATATGTGGGGCGAGTTCGTGAACCAGAATCAGACCATTCCGGACCTACTTACCCCGGAGTTCGCGAAACGCCGGCTTCTCGAGTCCTTCTCTGCTTTCTCCGTCGGATTCATCATGGGTGGAGGGATTTCCGCTGTCGATGATGCCGGTGCCATCGCCCGAGCCAACAGGCAGACCACGCGTTTCCTCAAGGCCAAGGATGGGCAGCCATTGACGCCCGCGGAATTTACGTGGTTACGTGATCTCCAAACGGACGCTGATCTAGCTCGCATCTCGCCCGACGAGGAATCGGCCCGGTTGCTGATCGGGGCCGTCAACGGCGACGAGCAGGCCATGGTGGACTATAACACCAAACTGCGCAACGCCGAGTTCGTGGACGTGGGCGAAGCCGTAGCCGATGGGATTCAGGTGGGCGAGGTGTCGGGCGTGCCCGTGCTGCGTGACGCCGAGGGCAACGTCACGGCGCTGAACCTAGCCGATCCTGAACATCAGGCGTTCCTTGAAGAATGGTCCACGCAGGCGGCTCAACTTGAGACCGCGGCAGCCGAAGAAGAAGCTGTGACGCTCCAGCAACCCGCCGATGAACAGACGGCCAACCTGCGCGACCTGCCCGAAGGCACCACCGTTGAGGACTTGGGTGAACGCTTCCCGATGCTGGAAGGCGTAGGGCAGAAAGCGCCTCACTACCTCGTCAGGCTCCCGGGCGACGCCAAGGGCGAGGTGTTGACGCCGGAGGCGCTGGCCAACCGCGGTTTCAACCCGCCCACGATCCTCCAGCAGATCAGCGACAGCGGGCAGACCTACGGCAGCGAGGCCAAGGCCCGTTTCCCGGAGGCGTACCAAGGTCCGCAGATGGAAGTCATTTCCTCCGAACAGGTGCCCATCGTCATCCGCGAAGCCGACGGCACGGAAGTCCCCGGCCTGTTCAATGGCTACTACGGCCCCGGCATCCTGTCCGTGGCCCGTCTGACTCCGCAGGGCTGGTCCCATGGGGCGATCATGGAAGGACGCGAAGGCGGAGCGATTGTCACCACGCCCGTGCCCGCGCCGGCCGTGGAAGCCCAGCAGCCGGGAGACCGCATCGAAACCGGGCAGAACCCGCAGGCCCCAGCGCAGCGCGTGAACGTGCCCGCCGAACTGCGCCGCATCCAGAAGCGACAGGCAGCCGGCAAAGACGTGGCCGTGGACCTCGCCCGTCTGATGGAGAAACTCCAGAAGCGTCAGGAGCGGCAGGCATCCAATAAAGCCGTGGACAGAACGCGTGGGGCCGACTGGTTGCGCGAGCGACTCCTGCGCGCCCGGCGCACGGGCGAACTGACCGAGGCCCACGTGGAGTTCGCCCTGTGGCTGATCGACCAGAACCCGGGACTTGTGGATACCGTGGCCCTGTCGCTTCCCACGGGCAACGAGGCCACCGCCGCAGGCACCTACAACCCGCTGGCCTCGCTCATCACCATCTTTACGTCCCGGGCCAAGGACGACACAGCCGTTCACGAGATCCTCCACCATGCCGAGCGGCTCATGCCCAAGGACGTGCAGGACGCCATTCGCAAGGAGTGGTCCAAGCAACTGGAGGCGGAACTAGCCGATGCTTCGCCGGAACGGCAAGCTGCCCTCGGCGCGCAGCTCCTGCTCTACTCCGGCAATTCGTCCTACCAGTCGCAAGTGGACGAAGCCCGCAAGGCTGGACACCTCACGGGAGCCGACTACCAATTCGCCAACCCGTCCGAGTATTGGGCCGTGAACGGCACGCGGCTGCTCAAGGAACGCCAGCAGAACACTGGATGGCTCGCCAAGGCCCGCCGCTGGCTTCAGGGCTTTATCAATCGCGTGCGCGACATCTTCGGCCTGACCAACGAATCGGCCATCCTGAAGGGCTTGCAGGGCGTGCTGGACGGCACCTACCAGGGCGATCCGGAAGCAGGAGCGAAGATGCTTCAGCAAGGCATGGCTGCATTCATGGACCCGGGAGACACCGACCCCATCGGCCCGCCCCGCTCCGAACTGCAAGCCCGCGCCGATCGCATCCGCGCCAAGATGCTGGACGCCCGGGGCGACTTGAACGCCCGCATCGCTCGCGGCGAATCGCTCCCCAAGAAGGTGGACCGCGCCTCTCGCAACGCCGACATATCGCGCGTCGCCTATCTCGCCATGCCCGTGGCGTCCCGTCTGACCGGCTTCAACGCCGCCCTCGGCGCTCGCATGCGTGGTTTCGAACTCAAACTCTATCTGACCACGGCCCGCGATCTCCATATCGTGGGGCAGTACGTGAAGGCAGCAAAGCGGCTCAAGGGCGGGGACATGGAGCGTCTCGATCTCGCCCTGCGCAATGGTGACCGCGAGACGATCGACGCCATCAACGGCACCCACGGCCTGACGGCTCAGTACAACGCCGCCGTCCAGACGTTTGCTACGCTGCGCGCGAGGCTTGTATCTACGGGCATGGAAATCGGGGAAATCGCCAACTACTGGCCCCGGTTGATCCTCGATCTCGACAGCCTCATGATGCACTACCACGGCACGCCCGCCGCTGGCATCATCGAAGAAGCCATCAAGCAGGCTCAGGCCAAGGCCACGGAGAGAGCCAAGAACGAAGCTGAGGCGTTGGTGGTGGCGGAAGCCAAGGCCAAGAAACGCACGCCCGATCCGAAGAACATCAAGGAGGCTCGCGACAAGGCGGACCGGAAACTGACGGACGAAGAGCGCAAGGCCGTCGTTGGTTCAGCCCTGCGCGGCTACCGCCCGAAGATCGACAAGCGTCCCGGCAACGTGAAGGAGCGCACCAACGCCGTCGTGGACGTGGAAGCGTCGAAGTACTACGCCGATTTCGGTAACGCCGCCCTATCCTACATCGAACGCATGAATGAAGCTGTGGCCGTGCGGGAATTCTTCGGTGCCCATCTCAAGACAGACACGCAGGCTGAGACGACGGGCGAAGCTTCTCCGAAGCTTGACCTGGACGCGACGATCCAAGCTTACGTTCTCGATCTCATCGACAAGGGAGAACTCGACGCCAAGGGACAGCGCAACGTCATCGACGCTCTCAACGCCCGCTTCACCTACCAGAAGACAGGCGGGTTCGTCGCTACCATGCGTAGTCTCGGTCACATCGCCGCACTCGGGCAGATCACTTCCACCATCACCCAGCTTGGGGACTGGCAATTCGCGATGTACGAAGCCGGCTTCTTCGACACCCTCGTTGGTACAGCTCAAGCCCTCACGGGCACATCCAAGGTGACGCGCAAGCAGCTCGGACTCGATGCGATCGCCGAAGAATTCACCGACCCCCACTTCTGGTCCCGGGCAACAAATCTCATCTTCAAAAGCACGGGGATGCACTATGTCATCACCACGGGGCAGCAATCGCTGATCAATGCGTCCATCCGTGCCATGGAGAGGCAGGCACGCTCAGGCCGCTTCTCCAGGCGCGTGCAAAAGCGCCTTGCTGCCATCTTCACCGACCCGGCCGAATATGCGCAGGCCGTGGCTGAATTACGTGAGGGCAAGACCACTGAAAACACAGCGCTTCTCGCGTGGAATGTTCTCTCCGACTGGAATCCGATCAGCCTGTCGGAGATGCCCGAAGGCTACCTGCGCCATCCCAATGGGCGCATTTTCTACGCCCTGAAGACTTTCGACATGAAACGATTCGACGCCTACCGGCGCGAGTCCATCGATCTCTTCACCAAGGGCACGAGCGTTGCCGACAAGGCACGAGGCTCCCGCAATCTTCTCCACCTCGCCGGCCTGTTCCTGCTCGCGGGTGCTTCCGTGGACTGGCTCAAGGCGTGGATCATTGGGCGCGAGACCACGCTCTCCAATGAGGTGTGGAATAACGTCTGGAAGCTCTTTGCCCTGAATCGCTATTCCTTGAGCCGACACGTGCGCAATGACGCGGGAGTAGTGGAACGCATAGCCGGAGCGGTTGAGAATCTTCCTTCCGCAACGGTCGAATGGGTCATGCCGCCGTTGTCTTGGCTAACCATTCCATTCGATGACCTTGGCCGCATTACGGGGAAAATGGATCGTGGCGAGCCTGTCACTTTTGATGATTTTGAATCCATCCGTCTTTTGCCACTGTTCGGCTCCACCATCTACTACCGGACAGGACGCGGTGAGGAACGGCAGCGCAAGCGTGGTGGCAATAGCCGATCGCGGGTGAGTTTCTGAGGACAAGTGATCGCGTGGTACAACGCCAAGGCGAAGCGGGACATGCGCCACCTCGAGGCGCTACGTGACGTCGCCAAGGGCGAGCGCGTTTACGTGGTGGGCAACGGCCCATCGCTCTCCCGGCAGTCGCCAGCCATCCTCTCAGGCCATCACGTCATTGCCTGCAACCTGGCCGGGTTGTGGTGTGGCAACCACCCGGAAGCCGTCATCCAACTTGCCACCGACGCGGCTGCCCTGCTCCTGCGCGAGCCGTGCATCGACAACAGGCGGCGCGTGGAATGGATGGCGGAATACGCAGCGCCCATCTTCGTCTCCACCCAGCGCGTCACGCGCGAATGGCGCACGGTAGTTGAGCAAGCGGGTTGTTTCGTGATGCCAGCACGCTGGGCCCCGAATGGTTCACGCTCTGCCACGCCGTCTCGTTTGTGGCTGCGTTTCCCGGAAATCCCGACGTACGCGGGCTGGACGTGCGTGGTGACAGCCATCGACGTCGCCCGTTACATGGGCGCCCGGGAAATCGTCCTGCTCGGCGTGGACATGGACTATTCTGACCTGGCCCATTTCTTCCCAGGCTCGCGTGGGGCAAGCCAGCAATGGGACTACGAGCGGCACACGCGCCCCGTCATGGAGCGCCTGGCAAAGATGCTGCACACCGCCGGCGTGGACCTACTCAACGGCACGGACGGAGGACGGCTTGATTGCATTCCTCGCGTTACGCTTGGCGGCCTTCACTGAGGATTTGTCGTTTTGCATGCGCCGGTATTCGGGGTCCGACTCGTAACGGTCCTTGCGCATCTTGAGCACATAGGCGCGATTGCGCTCGTACCAGCTACGGCAGGCCCGTGAGTTGTTGGCTCGCTTGAGCGCGCCAACGTCTATGGCAGGGGCTGGCTGGGTGTCGTCGGAGATCATGGCAGCGGGGTGATCACGATTTCCGTGCGCTCTTCCTCTGTCGAGGCGACCTTGGTTTGCGTGACGGTGTAGGTGATGTCTTCCGGTCGATCGTCGCGGATAAGCTGGGAATACCGACACG